ATTATGTTACGCAGGGAAGAACAACTGCCCCAGATGGAACTGTATTAAATGGTTCTACATTATCTGTTACTCAATTATGTTCCTGCACTACGACCGTATTGAATACAAAGACTGGAGTATGCCGTTCATGTTTTGCTCCACGATATGCAATCACATATCCGTCCGGAAGCCCTTATACTGGAATTAACCCTGCTATACCGATAATGTCAGTATTTAAACGCTGGTAAAGAATAAATGCCGACACCTGACGCATCTGCGTTTACTCGTCAATCAAAATATAATGCCATTATGGAACGTGGTCTTGGAAACAACGGGACGCAAAAAGTGATTACTCACTTATACCAATATGTTCCGCGAACAACTGGGCTTCCGGACTTTTTACCATCCTTTACAAATAAAATCGTAAGCCCATATACGCCATTCATAAAAACAACCGCTTTAAAAGCGAATCAGAATTATTCATATCCAGTAGTTCCAGGATATAATAAGTCTGGGTAATAATATAATATGCCCTATTCGTTCGCTAGAAATCCTGCTCCTATTGATAAAACGAAACAAGGTGGAAAAATTCCAAGCGCATCGGTGAATACAACAATTGTTGCGCTAAAAACAATTGCGAGTGTGGCTACTACAGGTGTAAAGGCGAATATAACAACAAACGTATCTGCGGTAAGAATTGCAAATGTAGTTGTTAATTCTATTAACACAAATAAGAATAAAACTCATTAAAACTCTTCATTCAAACGAATAACCATATCCTCTTTATTCAGTCCAACACCTGGTTTAGCATACTCAGAAACCTTCTTTTCGAAGAAATTTGTTTTCCCTTCTAGCGAAATAAGCTCCATAAAATCAAATGGATTCTGTGCTTTATAAATTTTAGGAGTTCCTAATTGAACAGCAAGTCTATCCGCTACATATTGAATGTATGTTGTCATATCTCTCGCGTTCATTCCAATCAATGAACACGGTAGAGCCTCACAAATAAAGCGAGTTTCACGTTCTACGGCAGATTTAATAATTTCATGTACTGTTTCAGTATCTAATTTATTTTTAAGTGTATGGTACAGCGATACCGCAAACTCTGTGTGTAGTCCCTCATCGCGGGAAATAAGCTCGTTACTGAATGTCAATCCAGGTAAAAGACCACGCTTTTTCACCCAATAAATCGCACAGAATGAACCTGAAAAGAATATACCTTCCACACACGCAAACGCAACTAACCGAGTGGCAAAATTATCAGTAGATTCAATCCACTTTACAGCCCACAACGCCTTGTCGCGAACACACGGGATTTCATCAATTGCTCGAAAATATTTTAATTGCTCATCTTTATCTTTCACATATTGATCAATAAGAAGCGAATAGGTCTCCGAATGTATTCCTTCCATAGCGTTTTGCATACCGTAAAATAGACGAGCTACTGGAGACTCAACATCCTTTTGAAAACGCGACGCTAAATTTTCTTGAACAATCCCATCTGAACCGGCAAAGAACGCGAGAACGTGCTTAATGAAATACTGTTCATTTTCAGTTAGTTTATCCCAATCGTCCTTATCTTTTGAAAAGTCAATCTCTTCAACAGTCCAAAATGACGCAACTGCCTTCTTGTATAGCGAATATAAGACCTGTTCGGTCGGCTGAATCGGAAATAACGTATAACGCTCGCCTAATGATGCCATATTCATACTATGCGAAAAGGAATTAAACTGTTTACTCTTGTAAACTACAATGGCAAACGATCCGTTTTCGGGCACAAATACACGTAATATTTTGGAGCATTTAATTTCTCCAAAAATCGTTGGACCGACCGGAACTAGCGGATATCAGGTTCAAACAGACCTTATCAATATTGATACAGCATACCTCAATAACGCTGTTATAGCGAATAACCTTCGTGTTTCTGGAAATACACAACTAAATACTCTTTCGCTAAATGGTCCTATTCAAGTGACCGGAGTTGGCACAAATACGTTTGCCGGAACAATATCCGCTTACGATCTCGACGCAACTCACAACGTAAACGCTTCAAATAATATAGTCGCCGGCGGAAATATTACTTCCACAAATGGAATTGTTACTCAAACTCTTCAAGTGAAAGCAAACGATATTATAGGTTCCGACGGACAGTCATTATTAGTTGGAAGAACAGGATACACTGGGACAGGTTTATTCACGAATATGACTGTAACAAATGAACTTGTTGTCGGAGACGGTTATGGAAGCGGTACACTTCTTACACAAGATCTTCAAGTTTTAGGAAACGATATTACAGGATACGATGGAACATCCATTCTAAATAACGGAGTCACTGGAACCTATCAGTATTTTAATATCAATCACAATCTCGTAGTTGGAACCGGATCAACTGGAACAACTGTATTGAATGGTTCAACTACTGTAAATTCAACTCTTACCGCTTCTAACCTGAATACAGTCTCAAATTATAATCCATATGGTGTAGGATTTGTAGACTACATGATACGCAATTCAACAAGCAATCCAAGATGGTATCTGGGACGATTGGGGGCAGAGACCGGAGGAAATAACGGTTCAAACTTTATTTTAACCGCGGTATCGGACGATGCGAACACAAAAACAGTTGCACTTTATGTATATCGCAATACAAGCGATATTCTTTGCGGTAATAACCTCACAACAAATGGTTCACTGTACGGAGTCACATGTAACGCAAAATCATCGGTAGATGGAAGTGGTGCCGGAATCGCGGACTTTGCGATCACTACAAACAATAATCAGAGATGGTACATTGGTCACCGCGGAAATGAGACTGGAAGTAGTTATGGGTCAGATCTTATTATAAACAGCATTTCAGATAGTAATACTGTATCAACTCCTCTCACAATTACTCGAAGTAATGGAAATGTAGCGCTAAGTAACAATTTAACAGTTGGAGGAACAACAACAACCGGCCCATTATCCGCTACCGGGACTGCCAATTTTTACGGAAATCTCGTAATGAATTCTGGATATGAAGTGTTTCCTACTGGAAATACTGCGGTCTGTTTAAATTCTGTAGCAGATGGTAGCGGAAATAATGGTGTTCTTTATGTTGGAGGATATAACGCTGGCGCAGGAGGAACTCCGGCAACTTCAAGCACAACTTCCATTATGACCTCAGGAATTCAATCATTGGCACCGGGTGTATCTGGGGGTGCGTCTGTACAATTGGGTTCCTCCACTGTAACAATAAATGGCGCAACAACATTGAATGGATCTTTGACGTTGGCATCTCCGAGTTTAAACCAAATAACAACACCATATCAACAAATTTCACAAGGATTAATCATCGGTGGACCTCGCAGTAGTGGTGGACAGCCAGGTGGTGTAATGTCTTGGATCAATCCGCCGTCTTATACAGTTACAAGCCCAGTTGGAAGCGGGACAACGTATACAATAAATATTCCTTCATTGGATTATGATTTTTTCAATTTGAACTTTACTCCGGCAACAAACAGCACAATTACATCTACATGCTCTTTCGTAAATGCCGGTCCAAGCGGATTCTACAAAAAAATAATACACTTGTGTGGAAGGTCTGGAACCAGCGTCACTTGGAATTTTAATTCAACTCCAGTCGCAAATACTATTTCATTTACTACAGGGTCTGGAACATCGTGGTACGCGGAAATTGAGTTGGTAGCATATCCAGTAGGTAGCGGTATGTCATATGCTAACAACTTGTTATGGAAATATGAGAGGTAATCTTTCCCGCGATTTTGTGAATACTTAAGGTGGATACGCCGGATGCTTCTGAAATAGTTTTCATTTGAGTTTTTGTTTTTAAACCCAACACAGACGCTATCACTCCAGCAACAATTGTTTTTGGAGTGTGCTCAAATTCATCCTCCGATTTTGTAGAAATTTCAAATAATAAATCCATAACTTTATTTCGAGAGTCATCGTTCAAATTTAATGAAGCGCATAAACGTTCAGCGATTCCGATCTGTGTTTGAAGAACAGTATTTTCTGTTTGAGTAAAATGCGTAATCGCTTTACAAAGCGAACGAATGTTTACAAGAAATAAATTTGCGATTTCTTCATGACTTCTTGGAACTCCATGATTGCGACACGCTACGAAAACAGAGGCTCCCATCATGGCACGACGCGTTTCTCCACGAACCTTTTGCGCTTCCTCTAATTGTTTATATAATCCACATGCTTCCATAATAATCGCCTTCGGAAGTCCAGCGTTTGTACAAGATAATTGGATTGCATCAAAGATTCCCATCCAAGAACGCTGACTGTTTGAAGATAGCGACCAACACGATAATCGCTGAATCGCTTTCATTGGCGAATTCGGTGGAATACCTTTGAATGAAACTATAGAGCCATAAGATGATTCAGGTAAAAGTTCTGATGTTGTGAATCCTGTTCTACATTGGTCTTCTCCTTTGTTGTCTTCATAATTTCTCCATTCAGCGCCTTCGTCTATCACTTGATCAAATATTATTCCGCAATATTGACACACATTTTGACCTTCATCAATAACTAGAGAATGATTACACTCCATCTTGATACTTTACCGAAGTATCCTTTTTAGGATTCGTTTTACGCGGAATTGGTGTATAAGATAAAGACATATCTATAATAGATCCGTGCGCTGGGAATAACTTTCCAAAATGAACTCCGAATAACTTATCAAATAAAAATTTAAGCTTAGAAGTCAATTCATCCATAAATACAAAAATTGCAAATACATAGAATATTCCAGAAATATAACTGTCAACCAAAATATCCAATTCCTTACGAACTGCAAAAAATGGAGGCGCTATTTCAATTATATGCGCACTCCAAAACGCAATGATTGCCAATATTCCAATCTCCAAAGATACATCCGCTAATTGAAAAACAGTACTTCTATCCTCTCGCCAAGTTTCATCGTAAGAATCAAACAAATGATATAACACAAACGATATTAACACACCCAACAACGTGTAAAAAATTGCGAGAATTATTGAATTCAAAGTCACGAATCCAGTTTCTTTGTAATTCATACGGACCATTATTATCAATAACAAATAGTTTTTGATAATTCCTTCCAATCCCATTCCTTATTAGGAAAATTGTTAATCAGATCTGTAATTACTTTAATATCGTGCTTCATCCTGTAACATGCCTTAGAAATATCTAGTTAAAATCTGTTTTCATTGCGTCAAAATATACTGGATCATATGGTACCGGACGATAATTTGTAGCGAGAATAGGTTTTCCTAAATCGCGGGTTTTCGTTGGTTTTAGCCATGATATTACCAAATATTTTCCTTCAACAACCCATACCCAATATCCCGCGGTTGAAAATTCTTTATAGAGAAACTCAATTGCTTCTTTAAGTGAAAAAAGCGGATACCCAAATACGTATGTGGGCACTTCAAAAACAATATATGGCGCGTTTGAATTATGAATTGCCTGTTGGCGTATCTTAGCTTGAATTTGTGAAATTACAGGTGTCATCGCAGCCATTCTGTTTTCTCGGCGCTGTTCTTGCTCATTCCATACGTCACGCGCTCGTAACATCTCCTACTTACTAATAGATAAGAATGTCTCAATTTCAAAAACTCGCGTTGGGGGGTGGAGGAGTAAAAGGTATTCTACACATCGGTGCGTTACGAGAACTTTCAAAACACCAACCGTTATATTTTCCAGAAGGAGTATATGGATCATCTATCGGCGCAGTAATCGCGACATACATTGCGTTCGGGCTCCCAGTCGATGATACGCTGGTTGAATTAACTAAAAAATATCTATCATTATCAAACGTTATTCCAAAAGTATCAATTCAAGACGTTTCAAAGGTTTTTGCATCTAAAGGAATGTTTACAATGGATGTATTTGAAGAAGCAATCGTAAATATGTTTTTAGAACGCGGATTAGATGTTCGGAATAAAGTTATTGGAGACGCAACTATGCCACTCTACATCATTTCTTCAAACATCACAAAAGGAATTCCTACTATTTTTACTAAAAATGTTCCGGTATTAGATGCTTTAAAATGCTCATGCTGTCTTCCGGCGCTTTTTCGTCCTCAAGAACTTTACGGGCAATTATATCTTGACGGTTGTGTGTTTACGCCGTGTATTTCAGTTCACGCAAAAGATGCACTCTGTTTATCACTCAAAAAACCATCTAGAAAATATATGACTGTTCATAACATTCACAAAATATCACCATTCACATACATTCACGAATTGTACGATATGTCAATGAGCTATATACACGATATTCAAAAAACAGAAAATACAGTATGTCTAAAATACCCTAAATTACATACAGAATCGGATTTGGACGACTTTGATTTGAACGATATTTTAAATCACGCGGGAATTATTATAAAAAAATATTTAACTAATAAATATTTAAAATGATATATTTTTAAGTTTTATGTTACCAACAATAAGTGTAATTGAATGGATTTTTACTGCTAATATTAGTAGTCCAGAACAACAGTTTTCTTTTTTTGGATTAACTGAAACTTCTAATGAATCACTTTCTCAGGTCCAAGAGCAGACTTTAAAAACTCTTTAAATGTATCAACACTCGGTCTTCCAACCATTTCGTAAACCTTATCTTGTGTTTCTAATTTGAATGTTGGGTACGCATTAATACCGTATAAAGCGGATTTCCCCTTATCACTATCCGCATTGATTTCTTCAAAAATGATATCCTTACCGCCATATGTGTAATGAGAATTTTTGGTTAATTCCTTAAATGATGACCACGTCGTCTGTGCGTTTCTACAATGCGGACACCACGTTGCGTAGAAAAACATAAATCTTGCTTGATTTGGCTCTAAACTTGAACTTGTGATTGGTGGAGGTTTAACAATCATTTTAGCACCCGGCGGGACTTGGAAAAAAACATAATACAATAGAATTGCGGATACTACAACTACAAGTGATACGAGAAACGCTTCAAGTATCATTCTCTTTACGAAACGACGGATACAAAACTTTTACATCATTTCGCATATTCTCAAAATATCTCTTATATGCGACTTCCGGATATATTTCAGGTTCGCGAATCATACTCCAAGCTATCTTATAACTTTGGCGCTCCGGCTCATACGGTTTACGAATTATTCTATACCATGCTCCCTTATGTCTTACAACTTCCATTATGTATTAAATACTTAAAAACGGATTAAATTCGTTTTTAGGAAGGAAACGATTAACCAAGATGAGCAAAAGCATTGATAATATTCTAAGCGATGTGTTGGACAGTTCGTATCGTTATAATATGACACGAAGCGTCCAAATTCAAAAGTATGAAATCAGAAGAGACAACGATAATATTCTTATTATTGAAATTATAACAGAAGATTGTGGTTCAACACCAACCGTGATTTTCCACAGAGGATTCTCAACTGCGGATGTAGAACGGATTATGAATCATATAACGTCAGCACTTTAAGCCGGGAATCCTACTAGTCCGGCACCAATACCGAACCCAGCACCCGTGCGGGCAGATGCCCCAACACTGGGGGCATAAATATCAAGAATTGCAAACGTGGCCAGAGCTACAAGGGCAATCTGGCCAATCTCAGAAAGACGAAGCGTTTTTCCAGGTAACATATATGCGGCAATAGCGACGGCGAGACCTTCAAGTGCGTATTTAACTACTCGAGATACCAAATCCCCTAAATCAAGTCCGGGCATCGGTGCTGGTTTTCCTTCAGGCATTTGTAGTTTGACAAAGAAGAAATTATTCACCAAAGTAATATACAATTCCACCAATCAAACATGCATGTATCAACGCATTTAAAAATGTAACTTGACCACCGCCAAACCATTTACCATTTGGCCCGGGGGGAATCGAAATAAAAACACCAGGTGCCAAACATGTTACTAGAACCACGACAATCATAACTGTAGTAATTGTTGCCATTTTTATAATGAGAACAATCAAATTTCGATTCACAATCGACAGCGACGCAATTGAACACTTTAAAATTTATAATGAAGCGCTAATCCACTTCCAAGTCACAGTGTACTTGAATGATCCGGATGGTTGGGGAATATTTTTTGAACCGGTATCTGAAGGAGAATCCGTTCACATTCGCCTGTGTATGCCAGATACAATTCGTAAACAATGCGGTTACACGAATCTGTCTTGCGCTGAATTAGGTGGAAGAAACATTTTCTTAAACGCATACAGATGGTTCCACGGAGCTCCAAAAAGCAAACTATCTCTCGAGAATTATCGCCAGTATGTCATTACACACGAAATAGGCCATATTTTAGGATTTGAACATAAAAAATGCCCCTGTAAAGGCTGTAAAGCGCCGGTAATGATGCAACAAACACTTGGCATCGGAGAATGCAAACCCAATACAAAAGTCTAAAAACAATGATTCACTTAAAGGAATTTTCCAAAACCCACAATCCCTGTAAAAAACAATCTGCTAAATCATCTTTTTTTGGATGTTTGAGCATATAATCCCTATTCTCCGCGGTTGGAACTAATTCCGTAGCATGTAAAATGCCAGTACTTTTTCGTCCGGCATATGTTTTAGTAAAGTCTTTCGTGGTTATCATGTTTGTTAATTTATGAGTTGCAGATACCCCAATACATCGATACCCATTACATACAAACCACATATGAAGCATGGCCTGAACACAAAGCATACGTTTGTCCGGCTGTTGTTCAAAAGCGATTAAATCCGAATTAGTCCATAAATCTTTTCGCGCCTCCAAACACTGCACGATAGGACCAGCCAAGTCCACAACAGACACCGACTTTGTTGATTTTACACACCTTTTCCAACTATCATTTTTTTTATA